GAGTTTCGGCAGCTTCGCTTTGGGTTGTTCTACAAAGCCTTCCAGTGCTCGATCAACAAATCTGCTCGCCACTTCGGGTCTTACATCGTGGCTTCTGTCTCTTCATTTGGTCCGCTCATTGATCTTGGTGCTCGCGGCAAATATGGCTCGCTCGCTGATCTTGGTACTCCCGTCATATCGGGCTCGCTCTTCCTTGATGGCGCTCTTCGTTGCCCTGGCTCGCTCGGGCATGCTGGTGCTCGCAACTGGTATGGCTCGCTCGTGAACGATGGTGCTCTCTTCTGTTCTGGCTTCGCTCAGATTACCCTTTTGCTGTCCTTCATTGTGGCTGTCGCTCGCTCGCTTTGTAACTGTCGCTGGATTTGGCTCGCTCCGGCGATTTGGTGCTCCCCGATGATATGGCTGACTGACGCTCACTCACTCTGGCACTCCCGCACGGAATGGCTTGGCTCACGTTGTATGGCGCTCTCCTGGATTGTGGCTCCGCTCTTCATAAATTGGTGCTCCCGCTGTGAATGACTAACGCTCCCTCACTGTGGTACCCACATTACAAATGGCTGCGCTCGCATCCTCGGGCGCTCTCGTCGGTTGTGGCTCGCTCTGGAAACATGGTACTCACAACTATCTTGGCTTTCGGCTCGCATACTCGGGCGCTCTCGCTGGTTGTGGCTGCGCTCAGTGGCTCTGGTGCTCTTCGGGATCGTGGCTGCGCTCGTGTCCATGTGGTGCTCGCTTGCTTGTATGGCTGCGCGCTGGTTCTTTGGTGCCCTCACAAGAAACTGACTCGCTCGAACTCACTGGTACTCCCGTCAGATTTGGCTCGCTCTCCTTCATGGGTGCTCTCCGCCATGCTGGCTAAAAAAAGTCCATTTCTCGCGTCGTCGGAACTGGCGGCGCGCGCAACTGCTTTACTGCTCCCTTCGGCTCGTCGGGAAAGTGCCTGTTCTTGATCCCCATGGCGCCGGCGCGCAGCCGCTTTGTGACGTTGGCCGCGCCCACCCGTGAGAGCTTCTCTTCGACGAACTTCATTAGCGCGATAAAGTCATGCGGCGGCATCGCATCTTTCATTTTGTTGCAGTCCGCGCAGCTAACGACGAGGTTGTCCAGATCGGCGCTGCCGCCCAGATCCAACGGGTTATAGTGATCGGGCTCGAAGCTGATGACATCTACTGGGCGCGGGCAGTAGTGGCAACGCACGGTTCCCAGGCCCACCTTCTCCATCGCCCAGGCGCGGAACTCTGCCAGGCTAAACGGGAGCTCGCGCCCAGGTCTGCGCAGCTTGCCGGCGCGCTTGCCAGTCTTCCAATACTTCGGCTTTAGGCGCGCGGCCATCGAGCGGCGCTTGGTCGCGGTTATCTCGTCGAAATCGTGTTTGGAGATCATACGGCGTCGTCTGTTGGCTCAGGCTCAGTCCACTTGGCGATCTCTTCAATGCGTTTGCTGCGCTCTTGTGCCTCTGGGCTGCTTAGCTTGCGGTCCATCGCGTCTAAGTTGCCCGAAATGAGGCTCGGGATGGGGTCTCATTTCGCGCAGCTTCTCCCAATTTAGTAAAACTCCGGATCCCGCTCCTGCTGGAGCGAATACTGCTGTGGGCCCTGCGGAACCTTCACGGCTCCGCCCGATTCAAACATCAAGCTCGTTGTGTAATGAACGGCCAGCTTGCCGGTTTCGCCGTTGCGCTGCTTGGCGATCACCATGTGACCGTCAGGCAGAATCTTTTCGCTGTTGTCATCGATCTCGCGATGAATCAACACGACCGTGGAGGCTTCGTACTGGATGTCTCCGGACTGGCGAAGGTCAGCGAGCGTCGGCATCATGTTGCGGCCGCGCCCTGTCTTCTCGGTCAACGAGCTGAGCACCAGCACGGCCAGGTGGTCTTCTTTGGCCAGGTTCGCCATCTTCACGCAGCCATCTGTAACAGCGACGTTGCGACTGTCGACGGCGCCGAAGTTCATCTTCTGCAGATAGTCCACGCCGACGAACCGGGTGCCGTTCTTCCGCTTGGAGATGCGTGCCCTCGAGCAGATCTGCGGCGCCGTGAGGTTCGTGTCGTCGTCAATGATGAGCGGGAAGCGTGACACCTGCTCCTCTGCTGCCCGCAGGATGGCTAGCTCCGACGATGGGAGCAGTCGCGGAGTGCGGAGCCATCCAAAGCGCAACGACGCCACACCGGCCCACAGACGACGCAACATCTGCTCCTTGGTCATCTCCAGCGCGAAGCAGTGTGCCGGCACCTTGTCGAGCCCGAGGCGAATCAAGGTTTGCACAAGCGCCGATGATTTCCCCTGCCCAGGGCGGCCGCCCAGGACCGCGAGTTCCCCCTCGACCCACCCGCCGATGTGGCTGTCGAGCGAGTGCAGGCCTGTGGGCAGTCCAAGAAACGGGCGCTCGTCCTCACGCTCCTGGAGTAGCTTTGCGAACTCACGCTGTGACGTTTGCGCGAGCGGTTCAATGTCCGCAGTGGTGTCCGCGCTGATATGCATCAGCCTGGTGTCCGTGTCGGTCAGCAGGGACTCTACGGTGACGCTTTGCTCCTCCGCCATCGCGATAGCGGAATAGCAGACGGTGATCAGCGCCCTGGCCTGTGCCTTTTCCTTGACGATGCGCACGTACTCTTCAATCGACGGACGCCGCGGCAGGCATTCGGTCAGCGAGAACAGGTACGGCCTGCCGCCAACCGCGTCAACCTCCTGGTGGCTTTGCAGGGCGTCTGTGAGCGTCACGATGTCTATCGCACGGCCGTCAGCAGCAAGCTCAGCCATGCGCGCAAAAATGCGCTTGTGTGAGTCTAGATAGAAATCGTTATAGGAAATCTGGTCAGCCTGATTATAGGCGCTGACCCCGTCGAGCAGAACGGCGCCGAGGATGGACTTCTCCGCTTCGATACTTGCGGGACGGCTGCGCTCGAAGGCCTGCTCGTTCATCGGGAAGCCGCCAGTACAGCGAGAGCCACGGCCAGGGCTTCATTCCAGTTCGGCCCCGTGTATTTGCACCCGTGAACGCGAGCGATGGCAAAGACAGCGTTCAGCGACTCGCTTGCGTCAATCGCCATAAGCTTTGCTGTCAGACTGTCCAGCGCTATACGCAGCGCGTCCCGCTGGTCTTCGATTGCGAATGGATCTTTACCATGTGTGCCCCCGCACACGCTGCATTGATCGAAGTCACTGCGGTAGACGAATTCGTGATGTGTATCAGTGGCGTTCATCGCGTCGCGGCCTCCAGATCCAGTGCCTTAAGCACGGCGTTTGCGGATGCAATATCGTCTTTCCAGTTCGGGCCGGTGTAGACGCATCCGTGAATGTTTGCGGTTTATAAAGACCTCGGCAAGTGAGTCGCATGCGTCAATCGCTTTGAGTTTGTCAGTGAGCGTCCGCAGGGCTGTCGCGACGTTGTATAGCTGCTCGGCTAGGCGGTCTCTCTTCGCAATGAGTTCGGCAGGGCCCTCGATCTCCGCGTGTCGCCCGCATAATTCATACTCCCGCTGTGACAGATGGACATAGCGTCTGACGCCTTGACCCTTTACTTCAGCGCCGCAGTGCCTGCAGCGGTCAACCTGTGCCGGTACCGGCTGGTCGATCAACGGTGTGGCGTTCATCGCGTGCCCTCCACGTCTGTGAGCAGTACGTGAACCGGCTTTGGTTTGCTTGCCTGGTCGTAGTTGCCGTTGAGGATGTTGCCGACGTTCTCCTGGTTCCTGATCAGGAAATCAAAGTTCGCCTTCCATCGTCGGTCGTTGTCACCCATGCAGAAAGGGCTCTTATGGATCTTGTCAAGCACGGCTTTGAATCGCGCAGGTGTTAAACCCTCGCTGATCCTCGACCGCAGCTTGTCTGCGCGTGCTGGGCTCAGCGGTAGCTCAACTGCTGGTAGGGCGCCTCGGACCTTGTTCCAGAAAGCTGCATACTCTGTCGGCGTCCTGTTCTTCGTTGGGGGCGTTAGCTGGAACAGGGCGGGGTCGGCGGCGCCAGCCGTCGACACTCTCTCGGTCTTAGAATGCTTTTTCCTTAGAACAGGCTCCGGCTCAGGCTCAGGCTCAGGAGCAGGCTCTGGATCAGGAGCAGGAGCAGGAAGTGGCTTGTCCGGGCTTTCTGTGCGCACGGCGTGCCCGTTCTTTTCGTGGGCTTCTGGATATTTTGCCTTCAGCCTCTGGCGTTCTGGGTCTGAGAGCCTCCGCATACGGGTTGGCTCTCCGTTTGCGTACCGTTCCCCACCTCGCGAAAGCTTGTTATCTGTGGCGTCATCGCTGTGGATGTGCCAGTCGTGGATGATCAGCCGATGTGTGGGATCGGGCTCAAGCAACCCAGCGGCCAGCAGCGCCTCTACCATTGCTGCTGGGTCGCCGTCATAGAACATTTCCATCGCGATATCCTCATTGCTTAACCGTCCGATTGCACCGCTGGGCGCTTGCTCGGCAGTCACATGCCACAACGACTCAGCAACACCTAGAGCGAAGCATGGGCTGATCTGCAGCAGCGTCGCCAGCCGCCTCACCTTGCGGTGCGTGAGTGTTCCTCGCAGCGCCAATCAAGCACCCGCTGTCGTGAGTGCGGTTGTGGCGTCGAGTTCCGTAGCCGTGATGCCTTCTGCTTTCGAAAAGGTGTAAAAAGCTGTGCCCTGGGCTTCGAAGGTGCCGGCGATTCCGGTAGACGTCAGAATGGCCTGGTCAAGGTCCGACGCAAGAAGCCCCTGGGCGAAGCTCCACTTGTCTTGTTTGTCGAGAATCTCAGCCGCGTCTGCGATGACAAACTTCAGCCCGGTCCACATTGCGATTGCAATCGAGAACGCTACGCCGAGTCTGTAGCTCTCCGACTCGCTAAGCTGGCTTGGCATGAGAACGATGTGTGGGGCGTCCGTCTCGGTGATGCGCAGCTGATACGGCTCAATCGTGAAGGCAAGCGCGTAGCCCCACCACGCAAGCACGGCGTTGACCCTTTCCGTGAAGAGGTCCAATCGCTCTGCGATGAGCTTCGCCTTGATACCGTTCTGTCCGAAGTAGTCCAACAGCTTCTCAAGCTCGGCCAGGCGTGTTTCAGCAACACCGCGTTCTTCAAGCTGCTTCGTGTAGACTCGCTGGGCTTCTTCAAGCTCGACGATCTTTACCAGCACCTCCAGCCCGCGAACTACCCTAGCCTTCAGCGCTTCCAGGTCCGCGTGCAAGGCCTCGAGGGTTTCTGGAAAATCCGGTGGCTGCTGTTCTGGCCCTTCAAACAGGTTGCTGTGCTGTTGGCGTAGATTGGTAAGAGACGTGGTTACGGCATCCTGCCGTTCTCGCTCGGTCGTGTCCGCTGCAAGCTGGGCAATGGCCCCAGCACTATCGCCGCCTTCCGCGAGTTCCTTTTCTAAGCGATGGACGGCAGCGTGCGCATCATTGAGCCGTGTCATGTACGGCGCATACATTGCCTTTCGGGACTCCTCAGTAATAAGCGATTTGCAGGTTGGACAAACGCCCTGCTCGTCATGCTTGCTGAGCTTTTCGATGGTGGCTTCGATGCTCGCTTGCTCGGCGCGCTCTGTGACCAGCAATGCGCGAATCTCCGCGTGTCGCGCCTGTAGCTTCGCGGAGGCCTCCAGCTTCTTACGGGCGGCCGCGGTCAGAAGGTGTGGGAAGGCCGCCACCAGTCCGGCTAGGCGGTCGATTTCCAACTGACTACGCTGTTGCTGTTCCTTTTGTTGCTGGGCGCCGGCTGCGCGGGTCGATAGAAGTGTGATTTTGCGGTTCACTTCCGCCTGCTGTGTCTGTATCTCCGTGAGCTTTGCTTTCACGGTGTCCCGACTTCCGGTCAACGGCTCGGGTTCAACAATGGACTTGAGATCACGCAGCTTGCGGTTAACCTCGGTTCTGGCCATCGTGATCGACTTGTGTGTCGCTTCGATAGTGGCGAAGAGCGAAGGCTTTTCGATCACAGCAAGGTGGTTTGCTTCGAGCCAGGTCACGACGTCCTTATCCAGCTCGAGCTTCTCCGGAAGGAGCACACGCGCCAGCAGTGACGCCTGCTCGTGCTCATTCATCCTGATGAATCGCCACGCATTCAGTGTGGCGTTGATAACGTCCGGGGCGGCAATCTTCTCCACAAGCCACTCCTGGGCCTGCTTTCCCAGGATTGTGTGGCCCTTGGTTTGTACTTTGAAGTTGCGGCCGGTCGTGCGATCGAGTGTGAGCGTAATGACAACGTCGTCGGAGCACTCAAGGGCAATAAGGGCGGTCTGCGCACCTTGCTCGATGAGCTTTTCAAATCCCTTGCCAGCCTCGTCGGTTACAGCGCAGCGCCCAGATAGCGCCATCTCGACGGCCAAGGCTAGCCCGCTTTTTCCACTTTTGTTGAGACCTCGGATGAAGTTGATTCGCTCCAGTGCCAGCGTCGTGTGACGGTGGCTGCGAAAGTGTTTGAGTTTAACTCTGTCTATGCGCATCGTTGCTTTCCTTCACTCCTAATCTTTGGTGCTCTCCAGGATCATGGTTCACTCGTGCAGGTTTGGTGCTCCCTGCCTTCATGGTTCTTCATCGGGATGTTCGGGGTTAATTCTGCTTATTTTGAAGCTGGTGATCTCCTTCACGGTCTCGATGTCTGTCAGCGCCTGGTCAAGGAGCACCCGCTTCTTTGCGCTGCGCAGGCTTGCGAGTGAAGTCTTGGAGACATTCAGCTTCGGGGTTAGATCCTCGCCCGATTCATCCGCGTGTTGCTCGATCACTTTGAGCGTGGGCATCAGCGGCAGGGTGCGCTTCTCTCCCGGCACGAAGCGGGCCTCGTATAACTTGCCGTTGCCGTCCTCCGTCTGAATGCTTGCAAAGCGAACAGCGGTGCGAAGGATCTCGTTGCTTGACTTTATCGCAGCACGAAGATAGATCACATATCGGAGTCGTTCTGGACCCGTCATTGTTGCATATGGATTCCAGTCATTTACCTGGCATCGTGCGGTCCGCAGCAGTGGGCAATACTCGCACGCTTTCCCTGGGATTGCCTGCGCGAGGCCTTGAATCTGGTGGATCTGGCGTTGCCGTGCTCTCGCATCACTCAACACCTTCTCAAGCAGCGGCACCTGATCTCGAGTCCACACGACATCGCGGGTCCTGCCGTAGCGCATGAACACAAGCACGAACCGAACGGTTTTCAGATTTAGATTGTGACGGAAGAGAAGAAGTGGATAGAGCTTAGCTTGGAAGGTTTCGGGATTGATCATCTCGAAGTAATTTTTGTAATCCCAGATGGTCGCGTCTTCCATCGTTTCCATCGTCACCAGGTCCGGGGTGCCGGCTGCGTCTGGATCGTAAAAGCGCAACTCCGTTGTGAGGATCGTCTTCGGATTAAACTTCATGGAGCCTATGAAACCGTTCAAGATCTCCTGGGCTTCCTCTGTGAAGGTTGGTAGCAAGCTTTTGAAGAAGTTCCAATCTTCCTGCTGCTGTGTGTCACGGAGGTGGGCCACGTAGAGCGACATGCAGTGATGCCCCTCTTGTCCGAGGGAGCTGTACTCGTTGGGCGGTGAGTGGATGCCTGCAACGTATTGCGCCTGGTAGGAGGCTGGGCACGCCATCGACTCATACATCGACTGACTAAGTGGTGGCGGCTCCGCCTTCGGCGCTACGGTGACCTGCTCTATGGTCAAAGGCGTTGTGCTGCTGATGAGCGTGGCCTTCTGTGAATCAATGGTGTTCATGCGAGCAGTCTCCTGGTGTCTGTAATCGTCATTAGATCCGGCATGCGTGGAATGACGTGATCGGCCAACGTGCGTCCATCTTTGAGAACGACGTAAGGCATCACGACAGTGCGGATGTCGATGACTCCTGAGTCGGCTGCCTCGAAGAGGGCCTTTAGGTGCCAGTACAGAACGCGCCACACGCGGCGGTTCTCTTGATCGATGGCTGTCGCAAGGCCGTTCTGCGTGCGCAGGTAGCCGTTGCGGTCTTTCGTGACGTTCTTGCAGATTGCCATTACGCGGATGTGGAACAGAACATTCTCGACCATGATCTTGGCCTCGAAGCCCTCACGGGGCGGCTCAGAGACCAGCATCAGACCTGTACCGCGGTGGCCATAGATCAGCTTTCGAATGGCATCCTGCGACTTCGAAACTCCAACTTCTGTTTTGTCGTAAGCCATTTGCTAGAAGTCCTGGGCGTCGCCGAGCTTGCCTTGGGCTGGTGACGTCGTGCGCTTGCCTTTGGGCGGAATGACCTCACCTGTCGGTGTCTTCGGCTTTGCCGCCGTCTCTTCTGTTGCCGGCTTCGTCTCTGCGGCCGGCGCCTTCGTCTCACCCTGGGAGGATTGCGTGTCAGCCGTGGCGGGTTTTGTCTCAGTCTTTGCCGGTGTTGCGGCGGCGGCCTTAACGGCCAGCTCGGACATGATGACCACTAACCGTGCGATGTCAGAAATGTTGCGGCCGATCTCGCTTGACAGTTTGGCGTCGTTCCACTTCAGCTTCTTCGCCAACTCGCGGAGTTGAGGAAGTTGTGGAACCTCCTCTTCAGTCGGAAGCGTGGTCGATACGCGGTAGTCGTCCCAAACAGAGTTGCCTTCACGGATGCCGGTGAAGATGCCGCGCAGCGTGGCAATCTGATCCGGGGTTGTGTCCTTGAGCGGATGGCCAAGGTAGTCCTCGAGCATTGCAACGTTAACGCCGACAGTGAGAAAGGCATCGGCCAGCTTTGCGCGGACCGCTTCGGGATGCTTGCTTGCTTCCTCCTTGGTGACCTGACGTGCAACCTCTAGAACCTCGTCGACCAGGTGCGACGGAATTACTTTCAGGATGCAGTTGCGCTCGCCGATGGATGCGTATTTGTTGCTCAGCTCGCGCATCTCGCGCTCATCGGGCTCAATCCACTCCGTGCTCTTCTCGCGCTTCCCGTTGACGTTGGTCCACTTGGTCCGCTGAATTAGCTTCTTGAAAGTTGCTTCCGCGAGGCATCGCATGTTCGTTTGCATGTCCCATGCGAAGCTGCGTATCTGGCGGTCGGTGTCGGTCTCACGAATCACCTCAGTGCCGTAAACCAGGTTGCCCCAGACGCGAGCGCCCTCGCGTGCGATGTATGTCGACGGTCCCGTCACAATGTTTTCAACCCATTCCTTTGTGACCGGATCCTGCTTCTTGCCACGTGGAAAGCTGTAGGTTGCCTTCTCGGCCAGCCGCGGCGAGGCCTTGACTGCGTTCAGCAAATCTTGGCGAGCCTGTGATTCGCTACGCTTGAATCGCTGAGCAACCATGATGGCGGCCTGGGTCTCGGCCTGCACACGTGCTGTACTGCTGGCGATGTTTGCCTCTCCTGGCATCTGGAGGGCTACGTTTCCGTTCTCACTGTCCATTGGCTTGTTCCGATCCTTTGCGCAGGCTGCTACGACGTGGATTCTGAATACAGATCTGCAGGTGGCGGCGCATGTCGCGCGTGCCGAACGGCAGGGTGCAAAACTTGCAAGGCTTGAACACGCGACGCGCCGGCCGTCCCTGCCTCCACGCCCTACGACTCAACTCAGAGGCTAGGGCCGACGACGGGATGCCACTCAAATCAACGCTTCCGGTTGCTTCATCCATATAGTTCCTCTGCTGTCACCTTTTTCCGCTCTGACGTCATCCCTGCTGCCAACGCCACATTTCACTAACTTATGCAGTCTGGAGCTGTCTCCGACTAACTGCGGCCATCTAGCTATAGCTCACATAACATGCGTTGTAGCCAATGAAGACGCGGTGTTGCGCGTCATCGGTGAAAGAGACACTAACATGACGATCCGCTATGTACAAGTTTGCGGTGTAAGTAATAAACGCGCATCCGGTAAACCGTTGTATAGTCTCAACTAACGGACCTAGCGCATCGTGCAGGATCCTTCATACCGCGCGGCGATTTCCACAGGCTGCATTCATCGGCGAACGGGTGACGGAGCGGCGGGATTCGCTCACCCAGAAAACGGAAGGTTGGATGTCAAAGCGGGCCGTGCTGTGCGATATAGACGACGTGGAAATCGCTCACGTTTCCTATTCAGAGATGGATGACTATATCGAACGCGGCATCGTGGAGCGTCTGACGCCAGTGCGGTCGAAGACGCATCGATTTCGATTACTGCATCCATCTGAGGCGTCAAAGGAGACGCTTATTCCACACATCAGCCCCTGCAGCTTGCCGGCGAATCTGAGTCGTGAAAATGCCGGTGAAGCTGGTATTCAGGAGGGTTTCTGGGCGCGCCGAAAGGTGCGTGCGTGGCCAAAGATTGGGACGGTGAAGATCGGTGATCACTGTCCGTTAATTCCTCGCAGACGGCGCCTGGTCGCGCAGGCGTGAATGTACAAAGCACTTGCGAGTTACATGACGCGTCGGCATCTGGTCATCTGGCGGATGCTTCGTGAGAGTAGGGTTGTGGATCGCGTGAAGCTTGGGCTAATGGTGACGTCCCTGGTACTGTGCAGCGGGGCAGCTGGATCCGCAGTAGGCGCGTCGTTTCTGATGGAGCCGCGTAAGCACCTAAAGGTGAATACAAGCCTGTTCATGCAGGCCGTAGCGCCGCCTGAAACTCGCACCGTGGTGGTTGGCGGCCCAAGCACAGAGACGACGCTAGCTATCGACGGTGTCAAGCTGGATCAGCTTACCCAGCAGAACTCGACGTCGATCGATGATCGCCACACGATTCATGACCAGATTGCGGCAATCGCTACGGTGGAGGTGAATCACTACAACCTGCTTAGCGACAGGCTGAACGTTAACGATGCGAGAGTGACTAGCATAGGTTGGGTGCTCGGGACTCTCTTTACGATGTCACAGGGGATTGTTTTGTTTTTTCACCTGGACAGACGCAGGCAAAACACCCGAACTGCTTCGTCGCGCAGAAGGCGGGTCGGCGAGTAGAAGAGAGCAATCCTGCAAAAATGTATATCGATACTGCCGTCACTGCAATTGCCGGGTTTGAAGGGCGTGTCCACTGGATGTATCTGGACACGGAGGGAAACGTCACCGTTGGCGTCGGCGAGGAACTTGCCAGCCCCGAGGCAGCAATCAAATTTCCGTTTCGTCGGCAGACCGCCGAGCTTGCGGAAACCCCTGAGATCATCGCTGAGTACGCGCTCGTAAAGCTCATGAAGCCTGGTCTGGTGGCCAGCGCTTATCGTCGCATGTCGTCACTGCTATTGGACGACATCGCGATCACTCAGACTCTTCGGTTCACCGTCACCGAATACGCAGAAGAGCTCACAAAGCTATTCCCGTTATTTCCTGGATTTCCCGATTCGGCAAAGGTCGGTTTGCTGGATATGCAATTCAATATGGGCATCAATCGCCTGCGGAAAGACTTTCCAGACTTCTGCAACGCGGTCAATTCACTGAGGTGGCCGGTAGCTGCGATGCAGTGTCACCGGGCCGCTGTGTCTGCGGCACGCAACGCTTGGACAGCAGAGCAGTTCGTTAAATGCGGGACGTTCTAAAGCAGCTTCTTCCGCGGCGCATTCCAAAGCGGCCCTGTTCCACGCCTGGTTGCGCTGAAACGACGGAGCACGGATCACGATGTCCAGGATGTCAAAAGCTTTACCAGCAGCAGCAGGACGAACGTAGACAGTCACCGTCAAGGCGCGGTTACGACGCCGATCACAACAGGCTTCGCATTCTTGCCTTTCTTAGAGACGGGTGGCGCTGCGTTGATTGCGGCTGGGAACCAGACACTGTACGCGACTTCAGGCTTTACGGTCTTGGAGAGCCGGCGCGCGAAGTCATTCTCGAGGAACTGCGGATTAGATGGACCCGCGGTGAGCGTCATCTGCATGGCGATCACCAGATTCCTATACAGGACCGGCCAGAGTCCCGGCTCGATCTTGACAACTATCGAACGCGCTGCAACGAGTGCCACAGCGCAAAAACAATGCGTGAATCAGTATCCACGCTTCACAGAAAGTTCTAAATCATGGAACTTGTCGTTCTCTTACACCGAAAGGATCTAAATCGCATCATGGGACAAATCGACGATCTAAACGCAGCAGTAACAGTGATCCAGAACGGCATCAGCACGTTGACAACCGAAGTGCAAGAAGTCATCTCTGACTTCCAGACAGCGGAAGCTGCTCTGGCAGCAGGCTCACCAGATGTTGATCTCAGCGGCCCGATTTCTGCACTCACCACCATCGCGTCTAATCTAAGCGGACTAAACAGTCAGCTTGCGGCTGCGATTCCTGTCGCGTCGTCACCCGTTCCTCCTCCACCGCCCGCCGCGCCTATTATTCCTGTCGGCGCCTAAAAGCATTCGAGGCAATCCAGGGGCGTGTGTGTGTCATGGCATGCGCCTCTGATGAAAAGGACGGCGCACAACATGGAGTTCTTTCATCACCAACATAATGCGTCGACAGTGAATGTCGTCCCAACTCCGGGAGTAAACGTCACGATGACTACCGAAACACTGTTACAGAAGATCGAAGGTGGCGAAAAGAAGTTCATCTCCGTTCTTGAACAGGCTGGCAAGGATGCGGAAAAGGGTCTGGTGTTCGCGCAGAAGTACGCGCTGCCGCTGGCATCGTTGGCTGGCATCTTGTTCCCTGCGGCCGCGCCTGGCGCCACTGCGGTGGTCACCGCTGTAGGCTTGATCCAGAACGCGGTGCTTGAGGTTAAGGCAAAGGCCTCGGCGTTGCCTACTGGACTGACACCAGCACAGATGCTGGCAGACGAGATACAGCTTGTCGAGCCTGCTGTTGTCTCCCTGCTCGCGTCTGAGCACATCACAATTGACAGCGCCGAACTGGCGGCCAAGGTGCAAGCTGTGGTTGCCATCCTCAACAGTCAGGCGGTGCTATAGATGCCGCCGCTTCTGCAGTACGACCCCACCGGCGCAACGTTCTCACCTATCCCAGCGGAGGAGTATAAAAAGCTGGTCGCGACGTTGGGCACAAACTCGAAGGTCACCAAGCTTGTAAGCAGCGGTGACACCGGCTCGTGTGAAGTGCAGGGCGTTGACTTCGCGTGGGCCTACTACGACGCCACTGCAAGCCTAAAGGTGACAATCACTGCGAAGCACGGCCTGTTCGTTG